ACGCATTTCGGAGAGTCTCATAATTATTCCTAAACCAATATAGTAGTATTTAGTCTTTTGTTAATTCTTTACAACATTCAAAGTGAAATCTTTTCATTATTCCCAGACTTTGTCGTACTTTGCAGTCTTGTGTATTTTTAATATTTTGTCTTTGGCTAGCTCTAAGCGTTTTTCTGCTATATCTAGCCTTGCTTGTCTAACATCGGCTTTAAAATAATCTTTCTGTTTTAACGCACTATCTAAACTTGATCTTAAACTACACATATCTGTATAATTTTTATTTATTTCTTGATCTAATGCTAGTATTTCGTTAGCAAGTTTAAGATGAGATTTTATTCTATATATTGTGTATAGTATAGCACTTATCTTGTTATCAAATCTATGAATTAATTCTCCGTGATGATCGTTTACATCACAGGTTTTATTAGGGTAAACGTGCAGCTGATATAAACCAATTTTATACCCGTTTTTTACTGGTATGCAAGTAGTTTCATTTTTATCCCGCTGTATCCTGGCAAGTTCGCTTTTGGTCCATTTTTTAATTTTTTCAGAAGCATTGCTGATTTCTTTTTCTACAAACGGCGAGAAAATTGTGGGTGTGGGTTTAGCGTATTTTTTTTGTGTACGTGATCTGGCCATTGTTATTACGGCGTAACAGTATATCCTGTGCCGTTAGTTGATTAGCAATTTCTTGCTCTCTCTCATTGAGATTATTTTTCGATACAGAAGGCTCGTGACTAAATCTGCCTAGCAAATCGGCTTGTTCATTGTTAATGGCTAATTGCACATTATTAAGTAATTCGACTATTTTCATTTCATTATTAGATGTACTAACAGTCCGATCACGGCTGTTAGTAAAACTCCAATTACACTAGTTCCGATTGTAATTAATGTTTTATTGCCCTCATTGCCTACTTTGCCGATACCATCTTTGATCTCGACAATATGATGTTCAATCTTACCCATTCTAGATTCTAGACTGTCTAATTTTTCTTCCAAGTTAGAATACCTCTCAGCACATAATTCTACGTGCGCTTCTAGGCTCTTCTTTTCTATCTCTGTTGCTGGTGAGGACATTATGTCTCGTTCTCCGTTTGAACGATGCTGTTCTTGTGCCTTAATAATGTGCCTTAAATGTGAGCCTGTGCGGTGCCGTAGCATCAGCTTATATTTATTACTGGGTGTATTTCTTTAAAGTATATATTTTTAATTGTACCGTAGGGATAAAATATGGGCAGCATAAATTTAGCGGTTTCTGTTAGCCCAGTTATAATCGGCACCTGTTCGAAATCTGCTTGCAGGCCACCTAGTTCTTTATTGTTTAAATCGTATACACCTTCTCGTTCAATGTTCCAATACCAGACCCAAATCTGTTGTTCGCCAGAGTAAAAGTCACCAAATTCAAAATTTTTCAATGACACAGTAGAAGAAACGGGAGGTCTTATATATTGAGGTTGTGTTCTGAGTCCTAAGCACTGGATAACTGTTTCCCAATTGCGTTGTTGATTGCGTTCTAAGCTATCCAATTGGTTACTACGAATTACTCCGGTAGCTGTTATATCTACTAGACTGTAACCTGCAAAAAATTGTAATCCTGTATTTGACATTGTACACGTATTTAGCGGCCATAAAAAAAGGCACTACAAGAGTGCCTTTTTGTTTTGCGTTGGAACTATTAAGCTAGTTTAAAGCCTGATGATGCAACAGTAACGCCTGGACCTGCGTAAACGTTTGCTGTAGAACCGATGTTACCTAAAGTACGTACGATTGTCTGGAAGTCGCTTGCTGACATTGCACTACGCTCAGCTAAGATGCTGATCTGTTGTGCGCCACTTGTGCCAGCGTCAATCTGATACATAACAACAGTAGCGTTGGCTTGTAAAGTGCGTAAGATTGTTTCCACTGCACCACCTGTACCCAATTCTGCTGCTAAGTTAGCTGCGCCTGATGCTGCACCAGCTGGGAAAGTAACTTTGTAAGTCGAAACTGGACTTGCAATACCTGTATTGATAATAACTGCATTAGCGTTGCGAGTCTGGTCTGTACCAACGTTAACTACGACTTGTGCATCACCTGCATAACGTGTCTGAATTGCCATGTTGTAAATCTCCTAATATGTGTGCGTATACCGCATACAGTTATTTATGCAACAGCCATAAAAAAAGCAGGCATAAAGCCTGCTTTTATATAGTTAAAAAACTATTAAGCTAACTTAATGCCACCTGAACTAGCAACTGTAGCTGCGCTAGCGTCAACTGTGCTTGCTGCACCAATGTTAGCACCTAATGCACGGATAACTAACTGTAAGTCAGCAGCCGAAACAGCACTACGCTCTGTCAGAACGCTGATCTGGCTGTTGCTGTCAACTTGGTATGCAAGAACTGTTGCATTGCCCGAAACTGCACGTAGAACTGTCTCTACTGCGCCACCAACTGTTAATTCTGCTGCTAAGTTGCCGCCCATACCTGTAACTTTGTATGCTGTGATTGGGCTTGCAATACCTGTATTGATAATAACTGCGTTAGCATTTTTTGTTGCTGTGCCAACGTTAACAACTGCTTGTGCGTCTCCGTTTACTCGTGTCTGAATTGCCATTTTAAATCTCCTGATATATGTGCGTATTTCGCATATATTTATTTATAAAAATTTTAAAATTATTATAATCCGGGATTGAACCCGCCCTTATCAACTAGTTTAGCTAGTCCTTGTGGTGTTTTAAACACAAAGCCCTCTCCTTGCTTTTTACCATTTACATACTGTTCAATGCCTTGTACCTGTTGTTCTAGGTCATTTGCAATAGTTCGTTTAAGATTATACAATGCCCACCAAGAGTTAAACAACGACTCTAATCCCTGTCGATTTACATTTAAATATCCTTGGCCTTCTTCGCCTACTAGGATGCCATATTGCTTTCCACTAATATTTCCCTGTAACCAATCAGCCAATGGTGCTGTGGTATTGCCCCTGGCACGCTCGTTTAAGTACTTTAGTAAAGCAGTTCTTGCTGGATTCTCTAATCCTGCTAAGAATTGATCTATTTCACTGCCGCGGGCCAATGCCTGCTTTGCTGCTTTTATTGCACTGGCTGGGTCACTTAATTTAAAACTAGCACCCATTGTTGGTGTTAGTATTGCAACTGTGCCGTATAGATTTAATCCTGCACCATTCCATTGTTGAGGTGGACTTGAATCGCTTGGAAAATATTGGTGTACTGCAATTCCGCCGACGCTGTCTTTTATTTGTTGACCCAATTGGGAATTTGCAGGAATACGGTATTCAACTTTATTTGGTTTAAAAACTAATTTTCCACCAACAACAGGAAGTGGTTGGCTCCACATTAAGTCTCCCCAAAAAAATCCAGGACTTGAACCTACTGCTTCCGCTAATCCGGGCCAAATAGCTGCAAGCTTTGGGTATAAGTCTGCTCTTAGTTTGCCGGATGCTTTTTTACTATCCCACTTTTGCCAATCTTCTGGGCTAAGTGCAAAATATTTTGCATCAAACATATACTTGTCCATAACAGCAAGTTGTCCACCCTTTACCCGGCCAAAAATTAATGCTGGGAAGCCATCAAATTTGATTGTAACGCTCGACGGATTTTGTATAAGAGATAATAGATTGTCTAATGCTTGTGTTGCTGCTGCTGATCCACTAAACACGCTATCTTCAGGATGTGGTTGTGCCCCGGCTCTATCTTCAGTTAAGGTAGTAATAAATGGTAAATCCATTAAAATAATCCCTTAACCATATCCAATCCTTGTTGGATCTTTTGTCTATCCTGCTCAGCACGAGCTTGTGCTTCGGGTGTTGTGGCTTTATCTCTCTTTTTACCAGCAATATCAATTTGTGCTTTTTCTTCGTATCGTTGTAAAAACTTTTGTAGGAAATCACCAGCAGACTGAAACCCTGCTAGATCACCTTTGGTAAACATACCATTGAGCTCACAGCTTTCAGCAAATCCCTTGACACCGTTAACTAGTTTACTAATCTTTACATCATTGATATCATTGCCGGGATACTGTTTTAGTAGTGGAGAAATTTCGGGATTCTTGATACCTAGTTGTTTAGCTTCGTACATAAAGATATCGTATATAAATGTTTCAGGTTTGATAGTTACTGTAATTACCTGTGTATCTTTTTGTTTACTAAACGGTACGTGCTGTCCGTCGACTACTTTTAATTGCACTCCGGCGTGTTGTATACTTAAATCCAGTAACTCTCCTAACACACTATACATATTTCCTGTCAGTAATCCCTTGACTCCTTTTTCAGGAGTCACACGTGACGCACCCCAACTTGCTAGTCGTTCTGGATGCCACATAAAATCAATTTGAACATAATCATCAGGTCCGATTTTAAAGATAGGATGGCCGGGCTTACTTTCGCTGGTGTCTATGTAGGCAGTTTTTCCGCTCTTGACAAATTGATCAGCTAAAGTATTCCAGTATGCTGCAAACTGTCCATATGTTCCTTCAGTCTCTGGAGCAATCATTTGCAAATCAATATCACCGTAAACTTTGTCAGGATGTTCAATTGCATCTTGTTCGTGGTATGCGCTAGAACCGGTGGGACGGCCTCGCTTGATTAGACCAAGTCCTTTAGACTGGAGGAATTGATTAAAATCTGCTACAAATTGATCAACCACTTGTAACGCTACTGCTACAACCTTAGGGTGTAGAACTGTGCTTTGTGTTAGTGTAGTATCCCAACCGCCTTCTAAGATTATATCTTTTACTTTCATAACTGGTGTCCCATTTTGCGGAACCAGGCTGCGGAACCAGGGGTAATCTGTTCAGGTAGTGTTAGTACACCCTTAGCTACATCTTGCTTGGCCTGTGCTAACTTGCCTTCTTTGTCTGGGTCTGTTGCCAGTGCTTGCATTACACTGGCAACAGAATTTAAATCAGTTGGCTTTGCCTTGGGATTCAATAAAATTTTAGCTGCGTCAGCACGGTTGTCTGCTACCACTTCATTATTATCTCTACGTAACAATGTACCAGCAAATGCATCTACTTTAAAACCAAGAAACTTACCAATACTGTTTAATAATATAAACAAATGGCTGGCTTTAAAATTAGGATCATCGTACATACCACGAGGACCGTGTTGATGCCAATCAGCAACACGAGCTGCATCTTTAATAATCATCAGATCGACCTGTACAAATGCTTTACCTTTGTCTGTTGTGTAAGGCACCTTAACGTGTACATTTCTTCCTTTGATACTTGTAGAATATCCCTTTGCATTAAAGTATTGAGACAGAGCAACCTTCACTGATTTTTCATCAGGAGATTCGAGCTTGGTCATTAATTGGTCTGCATCAATGAATAAATCCATATCACCAGATTTAACTTTGTATCCTGCAGAACCAATGTCCGGAATAACTTTAATACCCGACGGTACTTCGGACTGCATAAGATTAATAACTGACGGTACATATTCTTTAGGTATGTCGCCAGTCCCGTCGAATATATTTCCGCCTTCGTATAGATACATCATTGTTTTCTCAGTTTCATTGTTTGGTTTGTGCGGCCGCTTGCTGCGCCTGTAGTGCTGCTATAACTTTTGCATCATTGGGATTTCGTGGATCTAACTTTTTACCACCTAGTGTATAATTCAATTTTGGTTCTGTAGGTGCAGGGGTTGCAGTAGGTGCAGTAGGTGCAGGTGCAGGGGTTGCAGG